CATAAACATCTTTTACCTAACTTGTTTAAAATTCCTTAAACATTATAAATTGCCCTATTTTTTAGATAAAATTATGATTTATTAAATATGTATTAAAAATAAGAATTATATTAATCGAAGTTGTTTAAAATTCCTTAAACAAGTTCTAATCTATCAGCTAGTATCTTATACTTCTGTAGTCCTTGCCTATCTACCCAAAAATAGAGAAATTTAACACAATTGTCTGGTAGGGTTAGCTCTCTTAGTCTTTTTATGTCCTCATCATAGTAAGAGCTTATAAAATTAGGGTTGAGTGCCTTTTTACTGCGTTTTACTTGAATAAGTAGTATATTAGTAGGGGTTATACAAGCCAAATCCACACAAGAGTGCGAACCTGCTGAACGGATACAGAAAAAACCTTTGGCTTCTAAGTCTTTCTTTATCTTATATTCTATGTTAGATCCTCTAACATAATTTTTATTTACCATAATAATCAGTAAGTGGCTTATTGTTGAATAGATATGGAATCGAGAGAAACCCAATAAGCCACTATCAGGAGGTCTGTTATGAAATTTAACAAACTTATATATCTTATAGTCTAACTTATATTTATAACTTTTGGTAGGGGAAAAAGAGTTCAAACCCCTACCTAATCTATACTTCTTGTGGAAAAGTCATAAATATATTAGTTTCTATATTTATAAACTTGTATTATTCCTTTAGTTTCTTGATTAGTTCCTTTAGCTTTACGATTGAAGCTTTAATCTCTTCGTCTGAGAGCATACCGTCTTGGTTTGTGTCTACTAGCTTGAATATCTGTGTATATGCAAAGTTAAATAACCATAACACGATATTCTTCCATACTTGTTTCAAATAATTCTTCATTGTTTCATCTCCATATTGTTGTTATAGCTATTGTAAATATTAGAACCCCTAATATTAAACATAGCCACTTGATAAATTCTATATATTTCATAATTGTTCAACTTTAGGAACACCACTAAATTGCCAATTAGTAATCCCAGAAATCCCGGTGTTACATTTGTAATTTGACCCTTTCATAAGGAATGGTTTCATTTTACTTGTACACTCTATAATCCACATCTTATTATCTTGGTCTAGGTATCCGCCAAACGAATGCCCGCCTTGTGGTACTGTGCCTGTTAAATTGAATACCTTATTACTAGGTATGCCATAGATGTTACAAAACGTCAACCATAATGATGTCATACCGTCACAATCGTCTTTCTTGTTTGCAAATGTCTGGATTGGCAGCTTCCAGTTATCGATTTTAAAACCTTCAGAGTTTGTATCGAACTGGTAGGTTACCCTATCACAAACTAGGTCTCTTAATCTTACTATTTTTTCAAGCTCTGTTTTTTTGCTATATGTTTTCATACCCGTAATGACATACTGGTACATTTCGTCTGACCAGATTTTATAAAACTTGCTTGGCGTCATTTGTATTTTTGTATCTACTATTTTTTTGGTATCTATATCATAATATGAAAAAAGCGTTTCGCCAAAGTAGGGAAACCTGTCCCAATCAACCTCTAGGTCAGGCTGCGGACATATATTGTTCTCATTTTGTAGGCTATAAATCTCGGATTTTAAATCGTCAATCTCTCCGTCTCTCTCAGAAATCTCGTTACAGTAATAAGTAATTAATTGTTCCTTTGCTCTAATCTGATTCTTGTACTCTTGCTCTTGAGAGTGCAATTCTTCAATAGTTTGCAGGTTCTTATTAATCGTTTGGTATAATGTATCGATTAACTCCTGTCTTGTGATTCTTGCCCATAAGTTTTTTAAGAATTTCATTTATTTCACCTTTATAAAATAACATATATCGTAATATGGTGGGAGATTGTTGTGTGCTCTTCCACCGCCTGTTGGTCTTGTGCCTTCACCTATTGAAGATGTAGAGCCACTGGATTTAGTGATGGTAGCAGAACCAGTTGTAGATGATGAACCTCTTATTTGGTGTGTGTGTGAAGGTAATTCATCCACAGTTAAAGTGTGGGTCGCACTACCACCAGTTCCACCAGTTGTTTCATTTGCTGAATGCCTTAAAAACTTCTCTCTTAAATCAGGTGTAGTTGTTATAGTTGCATCACTTATTCCTTGACTTGCAGGAGTAGTTCCATCACAGATTGCCCATCCTTGTCCTTGCATATATGCTTTATTTACTGCATTAGTTCTACTAATATCCACTTGTATAATTTGACCTAATAGCCCCATAACAGTGTTAGTCTCTGAAGCAAATAGGACGTCACCGTCCACCTTTGGAAATGTTCCTTCACCCATTATTTATCACCCAACTTACCTTTATAGTTCTGTATCAGGAACTGGTTTAAATCCCCGCCACCGACTGGTCTGGATTTCCAGTATTTACAAAACTCAATAACTAAATCCTTAGAGTTAAACTTCATTGCAAATTCTATGAACTGACTTGAGTATTTCAAATCGTATCTGTCTAATATTTCTATAATTTCTTCTTTATTCATATTTTCACTTCCGTATAATGTTGATTAAGCCTACTCAAGAAGGACACGCCAACCTTTAACCTTCGGAGTCGTAGTTCCATCGCCTGTTAATAAATTTAACTTTACTATAAGACTTGTGCCATTTGCACTTGTAATATTTGTCCACTCGTTTATCGGTATGTCTGTTGTATAGGTTGAACCGTTATCAATACTTACATCAGCAGTTATTGAATCGCCTGTTGCTAATGCTTCATACATTAATGGTGTTACAAATACTTTTGTCATTCCTGTTGGGATTGTGGTTGCGACTGATTGGAGTGTTGAATCTGTAAAATCAGACTTTATATTATCTATATAAAATTTAACATTATAATTTGGACCTGAATGTACAACATATATTCCGAAAGAAATTTCTTGATTACCTGTTAAACTACTTACATCTACTTTTTTAGTACCACTAGCAGAAGTGCCCTTTTCTAAGACTGCTAAATCAACCCATGAGGTACCTATTTTATAACGAAGCTTTACAGTCTTATTGATATCTACTGAATCATTTATACCATTCCAATCAAAAGAAATATAATTTATATTTGTTAAATCAACTGTTTGACTTATTTGATTTGTACCCCGGGAAGTTACATTTGAACTTGTAATTAATGATAATAAATAAGAATAATCACCTTCTGTTTTCCAAGTAGTAGATTGTCCTCCTGAGAAATAACTGGCTGATTCTGAATAAGTCCAATCATTAACGGTTTCAAAACTAGGTTCAGATATAATTGTGGATAATATTATATCACATACATAATAATCATTATTAGCGGCATAATAAGCATCACTATTACCAGTATCCACTGTATTATTCTGCCCTGCTGCCACCAAGAACTTATCAATCAAGACCTGTGAGCTTCCTGCAAGAACTCCTGAATTCGTAGCCGAAACATCGTTGATGGCTTTCTCGCCTTGAAGTTTAAAACCATCATTAAAGTTATCATTATGCTCTGCGCTTTTGATTATATCTCCAGGAGAGAAAATTGTTAAACTCATTATATTACCTCTTTCATTATATTCTTAATTATTGTTTCTAGCATACCTACGGATTCTTCGTAGGTTAATGTTATACTCTTATCGTAGTTATCGGTTATCTTAACCTTGTTATTTTCTTTGTCAATATCAACTATCATCTTCTCACCAATCTGTTCTTTATTTCAATTATTATCTCTTCTGAATTAGATTTACTAATTGCAGTAAACTTAAAAGCATCTTGCATTAATGGAGTCGTGTCTGCATTGAATGTTCCAACCCCGCTCAATAAATATCCGTTAGCTTCAACACTATTAAGATAGCTTTCTGTGGTTATCTCAAAATTGGTTTCGTCAACAACAGGATAGCCACTTGTAAAGTCTTTAAAATAATCCGTAGCACTTGCAAGCTTGAAATCGTCAATTATAATCTCGTCAGCTGCTAACTCGTCAGTTGTTGCTGTAAAGGTCAGTTTAATTGCTAATGAATCGCAAGCATTATCTGTTACAGAACCGACTTCTGTTGCTTCAGATATATTAAATTTAATAATATTCCAGCCGACCGCTAAGTCTGCGTTATCGTATAAATATTTATAATAATTAGTGTCGTCATCGTTACCGTATCTAACTTCTAAACACTCAGAAGTTGCAAGCTTTGCTAATGTAGTTGCATCTTTAATGTATATCCAACCCCATAAATCCTTACCTGTAAAGTCTAAACTGCTCAATGATTCGTTAGACCATAATACATTGTCTGCCGTCTGTGCGTCTTTGATTAATGTTAAAGCATAATTGCCTATCTTATATGCTGTGTTTGTTGTATCAATATCGCCATCAGTTCCTGAAACCCAGTTTGTAGTCGCTTCACAGTCTGCAACTGTTTCTGTATTGAAAATCGGAACTGCTAAAGTTAAGTCTGTATCGCTAACAGTAACATCTGCTTGATTAACACCAATCTTGAATTGTGATGCTTGAGTATAGTCAGGTATTGCTTTTGCAATTCTATTAATTCCAATCTTCAAACCGTTATCTACTATCATTTTACCGCTCTTACTTTAATGTTATTACACTTCTCACAGGATACCCAAACCCTTCTGCCGTTAGGTGTAGGGAAGCTCCTTATCTGTTTATGATAAGTGTTCTCTTTACATTTCTCGCAATATTCCATATATATTTACCTTTTTAAATTTATAAACTTGTATTATTTTGTGTAGCTTATTATTAATTTATTAATCACAACCGTTCCACCGTCTGCTTCGGCTTTCCAGTTTAAACCCCGTCTGTTCGTATTAGTTAAATTTAATGTTCCTGTTTTTGAAGTTGCAGTGCCTACTAAACTAACTGCTGTATATGTGGTTGTAACCCCATCATATTCTCCTATATAGAAAACTAAATTGTTTAAACCAGTGCCAGTCATACTTAAATTAACCGACTTATAAACATTATCTGTTGTGTTCTCTAAGTCCTTAGCAAATATCTCGCTAGTCATATTTTCAGTGTCTTCTAATTCTAGCCACTCATTAGTTGTGTCCCAGTCACCAGTTCCTGAATCCTTGAATTCGTCGTCATAAAATAACTCAACAAACCTTTTTTCTGAGTTTTCTAAAAATACCTCGACTGTCTGTCTACCACCATCACCTAATTGTGCAGTTCCAAGTTTTCCATAAGTTGAGTGACCAAGTATAAAAGAACCGACTGAAGGATCTTCGTAAGTTGCAGTGTCCCAAATACCAAATACTGGGGAGTCGTATTTCCCTGTTGTTCCTATAATGCTAATCTTTGTAACCTTTGAGTATCTGTTCTCGTAGATTGTATTATTATTAAATGTAACTGCTTGAATTAATGTATTAAAATCGTCCTTCTGTGACCTATCTAATGCCATTAATTTTTTAATTACAAACACGAAGAAACCATCATCAACATCTATAATCTCTGAAACAATGCTTATCTCGTCATAAACATACGGATAGCTTTGTTTAATTTTAGTAACATAGAAATAACTGTCAATGTTATTAACTGAATCAATTACCCTTACCTGTTGTCCTGGTCTTAGGTCTGAAACATTAGTCACTCTTAAAGTAGTTGATAGTATAGGGTTTTTATAGTCGTTAAGTAAAGCGTTTGCATATAACCTTGCATCACTTACAGATTTAAGGTCTTCTTTAACAACTGTTAAATCCTTTTTACCATATGCTGTTATACTTACTGGATCGCTTACGATTATCGGTGTCGGTCGGTTAAATGAATATTCTACAATTACATAATCAGAAGCTCCTGGCGTGAATGTGCCTGTGTTCCAAATAATTTGTTTTTTTGTAGCATCAACTGAATAATCATAAGTTGCTGTGGAATTAATAACACCACCTATCTTTTCTGTGGTTGGTGGGTTTGAAGAGTCACACAAGACTCTTACAGTATTAGGTGTCTGTATCAGTTGTATTGAGCTTGTTGTATAACCTGAAGTTGTTCCAATCCTGCCTGTTTCGATTGTGCTTATTTCTTGCTCTGCTCCTCGAACTTCTATAAAGTTATAAAGGTTGGTTTCGTTAGTGTTCCAATTAGGTGTGTTAAGGATATTTACTCCGTTCTGTAAGACTGTTGAGTTATTAGTAAATCCTTTCGGCTCGAAATTTACTTTGTTAGTAATTGGGTTATAATAAGTGTTCCAGCTTAATGGTTTAACTAGCTCGTTCTCTATCTTGTTAAATACCATATCTGACTTACATACAACTTTGTCTCTTATTAATATAGTCCCTGAGTCCTGAACAGAAGTTGCGTCTGCAACAAGTAACCCGTCACAATAAGTGTTTATCATATCTTTAAATATCTCTGAAATCACACCAGCACTAGGGTCTATGTCTTTATCATAAGTATAATTTATCTTCTTTTTAGACGCAATATAATACCTATCCACACAAGTAAAGGTTATCGTTCCACCGAACACGAAATATTCTTTGACTAAACCTCTAAATACTATCTCTTCAGTTGCAGTTGCTTCGCCTCTTGTGATTATAACTTCTTTGTCAAAACCGATTAAGGTATCGTTGTCAATTGTTAAAATGTTCTCTAGGCTTCTAGGGCATACTATTGAAATCTGTTTGATAGTATCGCCACCTAGTGTCTCGTCCCTTGACCAGGTGTTCATATAATGAATATTATTGTCATCGTCTTTAATAGTAACTCCACACATTACAACTTTTGTCTTTTGTGGCTTTCCTTCCATACTTATGCTTGTCCTACAATAAATGTAATACTAAATGCTAGTTCTTCGACTAGCCCTTCAAACTCGTCAAAGCTCATATCTTGGACTCTTACATATGTATATCCAAATGCCCCCTGATATGGAGCAACTGGCGAAACACTACTGATTACTGATAAGCTTTCATAGTTACTTGTAAAGGTTATTGCACCCTGAACACCATTAACTAAGCTTTCCAACCACTGCTTTTGCTCGACTATTGAATTAATAGAATACCCACTCACTCTTGTAGTGTCTGTGTCAAATAAAATACCACTTATAGTTATGGTTTTTACTGCACCTTGAAAATCGAAAGTATATGCTGAAGAAGGACCTGTTCCTGAAATCTCTTGCTGTTCTGTATTTGCGTTTATCTTTGAGCTTATCTTCTTAACCTCTCCTTCAGCAAATGTGAAAGTTGTGCCGTTTACCGTTAATGCTACATCAGTCATAATTATCAGCTTATATTTATTAATCCTATTTGTATAGTTGATTTCTTTGCTTTTTCTGCACTTCTTAATGCACTTGATATTTTTTTGCCTGCAAGAACTGCTGCAGTTGCAAACGAATTAACACTATCTTCCATATATTTCAAACCATCGCTAAACATCACAGGTATTGAACCTGTTGTTGTAGTGTTCATATATGTAGTTATATCTTCGTTCATTGTTGTTAATGCAGTGTTTGTGTCTGTTTGTAAAGTTCCAACAGCTGTGCCAACAGACGCTAAAGTATTTGGCAATGTTTCCTCTAAAGGATCAACTGCTAATGGTAGATTTGTCTCTACAGTTTCTTGTAATGAAGTTAGTTTATTTGTATATATTTCTACAAGACCGTTCATCATTGTTTGTGTGCATTCTGTTAAAGCACCTTGTGCATAAGATATGCCTTCTTGGAATGCTAAACTCACGTCTGTTTTTAATGATTCAGCTGAATCCAATAATGCTCCCGTAAGGTCTGTTCTAAATATTCTATCAATCATAGAGGTTATTGGAACCATCATCAAAACAATAAAGTCTATCAAACCAGTCGTCATTGTTTCTAGTATTCCACCAATTGCAGAAATTAATAGGTTGCCTGCAACATTAGCAAACGCAATAAAGAAACCACTTAATCCTAAGGTTATCATATCCAAACCAGTAGACATAGCACCTGAAGTATCTCCTGAAGCCATTTGATGGCTCATAACTGCAGAGAACTGTCTAAGTAACCCCATAACAGGAGCCATCATTGCTCTAAATATCATCGCTAGTGGTCTGATAAAATCCAATAGTGGTTTAATCAATAAGAATAATAACGACGCAATCGGCTCTAAAAATGTGCCTAAGGTTCTTGCTATACCTTTAAGTATGTTTATAACAGGTTTAAATGCCCAAAGTAATTCTTTAAGCAGTTCGTGCATAATCTGTGTTAAACCAATTAATTTGGCTAACCCAGTGCTTGCGCCTAACATACCGCCACCTGTTCCACCAGAACCACCTTTAGTGCCTCCAGTTATAGATGTACCATTAGTCACTTTGATTTCAATAATGTTTGTTCCAGTCATAACATTTTCTTTCCTTCTAGTCTTAATATAACTTCTGAATACATATTATAATCTTCTATGCACAAGTCCTCGACTTGGTCTGGTGTTAGGTTCAACCATTTACAGAGCAAGACCCTCCTAACAATCTCATTGGTCTTTGCGTGGGTAATCTTCATACCCTTTAGATATTGCTCTGTTCTTTTCCCACTTCTTTAATGTCCTTGTCGTCAACTGCATTGTGTTTCTCAATCTCTCTAGCGATTATATCCAATACCTTCTGTTCAGTTGGACAATCGTAGTATTCGTTCTCTCTTTCGATAACCTTTGAACTGTCAAGTCTACTGTTTTCCAAGTATTCAGACTTGAAGAAAGGCGCTTTTGAGATTCCAAGAACACATAAATACTTCATATAAGTTCCGTGTTCTAGTCTTTGCTCTTTGGTATTACTATCAACTGAAAGGCATTTATTTCTAATAATCTCCCAGTCCCTTTTAGATAGTTTCTTTATAGTTACTTCGCCGACTTCGGCAATGTTTAGCTCTTGCATTTTATATCACTCCTCTTAGATTTAAGCTTTAGTTGCTGTTAAGCTTGAACACATAAGTTCAATATTCTCACCTATGGATTCGTTTAGCTTTGCACTTAATGAATAGCTGTCAATTGGTGAAATACCAAACAAGAATGTAAATGTTGCATTGTCTGGTCTTGTTAGAACTATTTCAAATGTTGCGTTCTGTGTCGGTGTGTCTGCAGCAATCTCTGTGCCACCAAGTGCTTTATTCAATAACCCATCGTCTACATATTTAGTGGATAATTTAACACTATAAGACCTCTCGCCAGGTGTTGCATAAACTGCTTTCCTGCTTGGACCATAGTGCATTGTCCAGTTGTTCTGTATTGTAATATCAAAATCGTTTACAATATTAGATATATCAGAAGCATCAGGTAGCTTGAATGTGGATTCACTAAATGTGTATGGTGCAAAGTCTGCTAATGCCGTGTTTGCTGTTAGTGTTGAATCATACTTCAAGTCTGCTGCTTTGAAGTCAAGAGTACAAGTTACTGGCTCACCCTCTGCACCTTTTATGTTACAGGTTTCAACTACACAACCAGTATATATCTCGTCTCTGTCGGTTGTAACATTATCAATTGCGTGTGCGATTGTTAATGATTCAGGTAAATCTGCTCCTGTATATACTGTTCCTGTTGCAGTTCCTAGAACATATTTCATCCAGGCGTCTGTGTTCATATCAAAGGTTACTGAAAAACCTAAATCAACTTTTCCTGCTGTATATTTTGAAACATCTCTACCTCCATTGGTAGAACCTTTAAAACCTCTGTTAGGTTTCATATTATTCTTAATATTATTATTGAACTCTGTGTCTAGCCCAAAATGTGTGTCTGGCGTTGCTGCCGTTCCATAAGCTGTTTCTGCCTTGTATAACACATAACTTTTACTTCCTGCACTTACTGGTGTATTTGCCATAATTTATCATCTCCATTAATTTATCTCATATTCGTTGATTACAATTATATCTAATCCTTTAACATATATTTTATCTTTACCTTTCTCTAGTTCCATAAGGCCCAAGTCCCTTGTTGCCTCTGGGTATATTCTATTACAATAATTTAAACTCACATATGCCGCTATGTTCTTTGACCTTATTGAATCTGTTAGCTCATCTGCTTGCTTTTGGCTTGTTGCATAAACACGAACATCAAATCTCCAGGTGCTTTTCAGAACATTACCAAACCCTGCAACCTCGCTTCTAAAGCCGTATATCCCAAACCCTATTCTTGGGAACTTGCTTATTGAGATATCTGAATTACCAGAAATATAAATTTTTTTATTGTCTCTTACAACTAATGTGTGGTTTGGTGTTGTAACACAATATACTAATCCACTAAATAGTTCTGTTGTCTTATCTCCAATCTTTACTTTTGAATTGGAATATCTTTTAGAATAGATTTTTATTGCATAACAATCACAAGTACTTAACTTGGCACGCTTTATTCTATATTTAACTGGTCGCCCACATTTTAGTGCAATTTCTTGAACATCATCAGATAATTTTTTAGATGTAGTATAATATTCCCAACTATCTTCAGATTTGTCTATTGGAGTGCCATCTCCTTTAATTAACCAATCTAAAAGAATCTGCAATTTTTCACTAGACATTTGTTTTATTTCTGCAGGTATAAACTTACTATAACAATTCTTACCATATTGTTTGAAAATATTTCCCAGTCTATAATCATATATATAAAAACTACCTCTAGAATAACCATATTTCAAACCAATTTTATTTAATAGAATTTCTATTTCTTTTTTAGTTTCAGGTTTTGTTTGGGATATAACTACATAGTTATTTTTATTTACGGACCCTTTAGACAAATAAATTCCTAAAAGTGCAAGATAATCTTCTATTTTTATATAATGTTTAAATTTTTGTGGGGAGTATTTCTTCTTCTCTTCTGCCAACTCTATTTGTATACTATCCTCGCCTATCCATTTAGCAACATGCAAAATTTTATTTGCAGAACTTAAATCTTTTGCCTCTCTTAAAAATGGTTTTTTGCTCCAAAAACAATTGCTATCTCTTATTACAAACTTATGGTTTGGAGTCACTAATGTGTCTATTTGTTGATTTTGTATCCTTACCATTTCCCCAGTATATTCTTGAGATATAAATTCTAATACTGGTTGGTATTCGTAAGTCTGTTTCTCTAAATTATAGGTAAGTATGAATTCTCCTATTTTCAAATCTTTTATTTTCTTAAACCCGCTTATAGTTAATGCTTCTGCAGATTCAGTAAAGCATCTAGGATAATCTGGGTATATTCTATCGCCTGTCCCATAGTCGTAGCTGATTACAACAGTTTTACCAGGAACCACAGATAATAAAGTGACTTGGTTAGAGTCTAAATTAATAGTATAGTCTTTAACATTATAAATAGTTGAACCATCATAGGTTATGCTTCTTATATTCTTAACACCAAGATGTGTTAGAGTAAAGGTTTCTGCGCCAGTTGCAGCAGTAGTTTTTGTGTCAGAAGTAGTTGTAACTCCACGAACAGTTGTAGTTAATATATCACTGTTCCTTAGGAAGTTTAAATATTCTGCTAATACTTTTGTTTGTTCTATATATCCCATATTCTAACTCTCTTGAGTAATTATTTCAATTGCACCTGGTTGCTTTAAAGCTTCCACTAGCAATCTTAGTAGCTCTTGCTCTAATGTGTCTCTTATGAACCAAGTCGGCTTGGTCCCATACAATCCAATCTTCTTTTGGACTGCATATGCTGCGTTCTCGTCACCTAATTTATCCTTACACCATTTCTTTAAGGCATCAATCGGTGGGAAGTGCGGCATTGTGCCTTCTTCAACATATAATGCATAATATATTGCATATACTGTCAATTGCGTGTCTGTAACATCGGAACTTAGGCTCTTTCGTAAGTCCCCATCGTGTGTCGGCGAGTTCTTCTTTAATGATTCTATTAATCCAAACTGCATATGGTCAAGTATCTGAAACCAATTAAACTTTATTTCCATAATTATTCAATCAAATACAGTGGACAAACCTTGTATACTACTTGTCCCTCGCCTGCGGTTCGTTCTAATACATCTTGAACCCTATAAATCCTTGTTAAATATGTAATCTTATCGTTCTTAGCTATTGTCTGGTCGTATTTAGTTAGCATTAATGCGTCTGCCTGTTCGAACTCACCAGCGTGTTCTATAAACCATTTTGTGTTTTTCTTAACTATAAAAACCTTAATCGTTGCACCTTTGCCGTCTGTTAAGGTCTCATCACCATAAGTATTACTTGTCGTCTTAGTAACGGGTGTTCTTGTGACATTTACTCCATAGCCTGTTATTGCCTTGTTAAGGAAGTTTGTCCTAATTATGTTATATGAACCGATTCCCATAATATCACTAAGCCATATATATATATTTACCTAGATAATTCTTCTTATAATCATCTAATTCTTTTATCATAACATTAACAACCCCTCTAATGTTCACGTAGGCTTGCCCAATTGATCCACTAAATTCAGGAAGACTGAATGTCGATAAATCATCGTATGTTCCACCCATCTGGTATGCTAATGCTTGTAAGCTTGCTATAAGACAAGTCGCTCTTTTAATAACTCTATTAATATCAATCTTGTTCCTTTTAAACTCTGGTAGAACACCCCAGTGATAGGTTATCTCTACTTGCTTTCTATAAGTATTTTGTATTGGTTTTGTAAAATAAGCTTTTGAAGCTGTATCTTTCAATACAATCTTACCAACCTCTGGATAAATAACATAATCATCTGCATCTATCTCTGTGCCTTCAATTTCTATCTTATCGACTTGCACAATTGGGTAGTCCCTTAATAATAATTCATAGCCACCAGAACCATCAATTGTGACTGTTTGTTTATTTAGATAAGTTATAATGTACTTGCTTGTCGTGTCTGGGTTCGTTGTCCAGGTTGCGACTGTTAATTGATTGGTTGTATTATCAATAATCTCTCTTATCTGTCCTTTACCTGTTCCATCATAGATATAAACTGCATAACCTATTTGCTCATCTTCCACCCAAGCCGTTGCACCTGTTTTACTTGTGTCTGTTAAGGTTGTATCGGTTGCTTCGGTTACTGTTCCACTATCAATATTAGGATAATAAGTTGTATAAGTTAATCTGTCAATCTCGTCCTCTGCAAACTCTATCGCCTGTTCAATTACTGCATCAGATATAATATCTGTCTCTGAAACTCCTAAAGTGTTTCGCACTTCTTGAACAGTAGTATACATATTATTTCACTTTCTCTAGTTTTGTCTTTATAGCCTTTTGCTCTTTTGGTTCTGTTTTTTCTTCTTTTGGTTCTTCCCAGTCATCTGGCTTCCATATTGGGTTTCCCCTATCGTCTCGTCCTATTAATTTCATTATTTACACCTTTTAAATATTAAAAAGGGGCTTTAAACCCCCTATGCTCCTACTTATAATATTGCTGGTGTACCTTTAACTAAGATAGTTACTGCACCTGTGCCTGTTATATATACTTTGTTCTTTGTAGTCCCGTCAATATATGCTTCTGCATCTACGCCTGTTGCGGTAATAAATGCGTGGACATAATCTATTTGTGTGAAGTCATCAAATATAATCCAGTCTTTAGTTGTTACAATTGTTGCAGTATATACTCCTTCAACTGTTCCACTTCCTGGTTTTGATGCACCACCTGCTATTGAACCTGAAACAAAAGTCTCAGTTTTTTCTGCTGCTGCTACCATTTTCTAATCATCTCCATTTAATTTTATCTATCTATATAATACTAATGCTGTTACTGTTGCTGATCCTGTTGCAGAAGTACAAGTTATTACCTTGCCACTTACTGTGTGGTTCTCCCAAGCACCAGTTGAATCTAGTTTAATAGATAATACTTTTACTAATTCTTTAACACCTACTAATGTAATAGTGTCGTTCTGTGCTGCTTTTGCAACACCTGTGAAATAACCAAACTTGTCGCCTGTTTTATTTGAACCGATTTGGCTAATCTTTGTTACTGTTGTATTTGTATTTGTCATAATAAATCTTTCCTCCGGGATTTATCCTCGCTAATTTAAGACGGGATTAACCGTCCTAAATCGCTAAATTACTAATCTATACTAAATTAGTAATACTTGAGTTGAATGTTGGTGCTCTACATATTAATGTAATGTATTGCTTAATAGCAAACTTCTGTGAATCGTTTGTTATACCAAATTCGAAGTATGTTGGTTCTTGTAAAGTTCTTACTTCCCAAACTGTTGAGTCTATGAAATAAATACTTTTACTGCCTGTTACGTTTGTTAAGTATTGTGATGGATAGATTTCTATTGCACCAGTCATACCTAACCAAGTAATTGCAACTGTTCCATACTCTGTTACTTTCATACTTGATTGTATAATTTTCTTATCTGATAAGATTCCTTGAATATCTCTGAATGTTGCAGAATCACATAATGCCATATCTGGTCTACCAGAATCGTCAAATGCGTATTGGATTGCTTCGTTCATCATTTCTTCTGTTAAAGTTAAGCCTGTTGCATCGTATGTGTTAATTGTGCTCATTGTTTGAACAAGCCCGTTGAATTCTGTTCCGTTAGGGTTGATTGCATATGCTGAAGTTGTAGCATTTCCGTTGATTAAAACTGCTTCTTCCATTTCTGCAAGCTCTCTCATCTTTAAGAAAACTTCTGTTTGCTTGATGTTTTGTGCAAATGCACTGATTATGTTTGCTGAAGTATTACCGTCACCTTGCATATCAGAACCTACTAATGTATATCCTGGTATTGCTGCAAGTGCTTGACCTGTTACTCTACCTACTGCATATTCGTATTTAATTGCTACTGAAACTCTGTCGTATGTTGTGTTTGTTTCTGTAAGATTTGCGTCTTCAACTGCGAAGAAAGCTCCACCCTTTGATGTTATTACATTAAAGTCTGCCGTTCTTCCTTGGTTGGTTACTCTTCTTAATTTGTTCTTGAAAGGAGTAAACTTTCTTGTTCTGTCTACTAAAACTCCGTCAACATATACAGGACTCATTGCATAGCCTGCAGTTCCTGCTCCACCAGATGTAGAAGTTGTTGCTTTAAGAATTGCTTCTTTAACTTGTTTATATTCTGGGTGGTCGTTGAATAATAAAGTCTTGATTGACTTTAACTTTGCATTGTTCTCTTCTCTGCTTACTGATGGATCGTAAACGATTGACCCTTCAGGAAGTGACCAAAATGCATCTTGATAACTTGATGTGTATTTTCCCATTATTTCTCACCTTTTGTTTTATATTAAATCCAAAGCATTGATTTCTCTCATCTTGCCTAGTTCTGTTGCACCAAGCATTACAGATTTATCTGCTGCTAAAGACTTTTTTATTGGTTGTTCTTCTATTTTCTGTAATCTTTCGGTTACAGCTTTTAACTCAGTCTTTAAGGCTAAGTTATCAGTATTAATTCTCTCAATCTCTGATTTCAAAGAAACTAATGCTGATTTTAACTCAACATTCTCTTTAGGTTCTTCTTTAACTTCTTCTGTCTCAGTTGATTCTTCTACTTCTGTTGGTTCCTCAACAGGTTTTGTTTCTTCAACTTCATTAACTTCAGGAGCTTCAGCGATTACTTTTTTTTCTTCGTCCATTTCATCACCTGTTTTTTGTATTAATGATTTCAAGACTGGTGCCATTAATGCGTTCTGGTTGCAGGGTGTTCCAGTCATTGTTATATTCAATAACTTTAATTTTGAAATGTAGTTTACCATTTCGTTATTTACTCTCTTGGTTACAGTCTCTAAAGCGTTAACTGCAACTGAAAAGCCGTTTAAAAAGCCGTCCTCTATGCTCTTCCAAATGGTTTTAAAGTTTGGTAGATGCTTATTAACTTCTGCTTTTACCCAAACTCCTTTCTCTCTAAGCTCGGATTGAACAAACTTAAGTTCTGGTATTATAAGATTGCCTTTCTCATCTCTAACTTTGGGGAAGTTAAGCTGTTGTCCTTTCTCGTCATAAAATACCATATGCTCAATATCGCCTGTTATAAAACCGCCTTTAGTTATAACCTCTTGTATTTGGTTATGCAAATCTTTTTGGGCCTCAATAGTCAAAACATCATTAACTAAGTCTTTATCAATAGTAGATATATACCCTTGAACATAATATCTCTTATCAGATTTAAGAGTTATAATCTCTGGCTCGATTTCTGTATAGTATACTGCTTCTAGGTTTTTCATAACTATCATATATTTTACTCTTTCTGTATTTATAAATTTGTATTATTCTATAAAGTAAATTACATCACATCTACAATTTGGATGTACTACAGGGGATATTCCTCTCCACTTCTCGTCAATAAATTCTTTTTCAACATTAATTGCATTATCTTTATCATACTTATTATGTAACCTTCTACATATTGGACAAGTTCTGTCATCAATTACTGCAAGCCAATATTTCTTGATGTTATACCCTCTTTTCTTTGCTTCAATTGCTCCAGTGTAGTTTCCTACGGCATACGCCCTTGCTGTTTCTGTGCGTGCAATAGTCTTTGCTCTATTAATGGTGGAATCGAATAGGTCTCTTATCTCTCTTGTCATATTCTTCTTATCGCCTGTGAGCATATTCCTACTTATCGTGTCTCTTAATTTATTAGCAAGGTCAGTGTTCATCTCCTGGATTAAATTAAAGTTGTATTCTTTAAGAAAGCTTAAGACTCTTGGGTTGATTGTGTCAAAGTTAATGTTAATCATACTCTCTACATTATCAACACCTAAATAGAAGTATTTAGTAATCTCTTGCATTGTAGTCTCATAAATGATTCCAGTTATCCCTGCGTCTTTAATCAACTGCTCTATTCTCTTTGCAAGTTCTATGTCTGCCATTAACCCACCAACTCGATTATTTGTTTCTCTAAGTCTTTATAGTTACTCATTAGTTTCCTTTCAAGCTCTGTTTTAACTGGAACATCATCTTCTAAAGACTTTTTAATTAATTTATCTTGGTCATCATTATCTGGCTTTTGGAATAGCTTGCCGTCCTTCTCTGGGCTTCTCTCTTCATTAGATACATCGTCTTTATTAGCTTCGTTGTCGTTCTTGTCCATATTAGAAGCCATATTGCTATCAAACCCTTGACCGAATTGGCTTTGCATAGCCATTGATTTTGGCTTGTCGTATTCCTCGCCATCTAATGGTTCCATATTGTCTTTTTGTCTTATTTCGTTTAATGTCCAAGTTGTGTTAAGTAACTTTTCATTTAATTCTGCTTTTCTAAACTCGCTTTCGATATCGTAATCATCAAACTTGAACATTACCTTTTTACTTGGGTCTAACTCCCAGACTAACTGACTATTTAAATGGTATTCAATTAGCTTGAACATTGGAGCTAAAGCTTTTCTCTTGAATATCCTTGATTGCTCGTTTGCAGTACTTCTGTTTGATGCATCTGTTGTAGACATTTCTTCAGGGGTAACACCGAACACACTCCAAACCACTTGCTGATACCACTTCTGTTGCTCAAGCATTTGCATATCTTTTGCATTGAATTTAAAGTCAACATACTGCACTTCTTTAGGGGATATTGGAACATTGAAGTATTGTTTTACTTGGTTGCCATACATATCCTGTGTCTGTGTCTTTGAAGTGAAGTATTGTCTTGTTGCGTCTATCTGGTCTTTATTTGCATCTAACATTACAAGCATACCTGTTGGGATGTTGTTATTAGCATACATATCTAAATTAACTTGAGAACCATATAATAATATTAAAAGTATATTGTATAAAACCTGTATTGGGCTAGTGCCATAAATAGAATCTGTATTGTCATTAGCCATTATATAGATTAATTCTTTCTTTCCAAATGGAACAGGCCAGACACCACCAGTCCAGTTATACTGGAAGTATGCTGATTGTTCTTTAAGATAGTTAGTATAATAATGTGCAATTGCTTCTTGTGATTGTAAAGTTCTAAAGTCCTGGATTGGGATATAATCTGCTCTGTTACCTAAATAACCGTGTTCGTCGGGGTTTAATAAGATGGTTGATCCATCAACTGTAAATAATTGTGAAATCTCGCCCCTTCTGTTATATACCTTTTCAATAACACCAGCGTCTAATTCTAAAATGTCCCTACAAACGCCTCTTAGGATTGCTCTAAACGATTGGTTGTTACCGTTAGGGTTATTAAAGAACTCTTTAATCTTCTTAACTTCTTCTTCAACTTCTTCATCTTTATAACCTTCGTTAGGTATTATGTCCCATTTAGCGGCAGTTATCTCATCCAGTAAAGTCTTGATTACAGAGAACACAAACGGTGTTTTTGCCAGTCTTCTACAATTAAGTAAATCTATGTCTCTTCTTGGGAATCCGAATGGTGGTTTATAAATATAATACGGAACAAACCTTTTGATATAACCTTGATTAGCTATGTTTGCATTAGCAGGCATCGCCTCATCCTTTGGGGTCATATCTATCTTCTCTTGGCCCTGGACGATAGTTGGTTCTGTCTTTAAGACTGGTTCTTTTTGAAGCATTTTCATCTTCTTTAAGTCTTCTGCGTTTTCATATATCATATTATCACAATGCTAAAATATATCCTGTGGCTTTATATATTATAAAACTAACAAGTGCTATAATTATACTAATCTTTATTATTAGCTTATTAATCTCTCTATCTTGGTTCTTGTTATATTCTGATAGCTCTTTAATTGCATAAGTGTGGTCAGCTATAACACCCTCGCAATATGTTACTCTCCCATTAGTTTTTGTTGTCTGTATTTTTATCTCGGTTATATCCTTATGGATACAGTCCAACTTATCATAGAAGTCCTTGTATGAAATTTCGTTTCCCATTTTATCAGTCCATCTGTCCATTAGTTTATACTTCCACAGTAATATCCTGTATAATTATTAATTTACCATACGCAACGGTCTTAACATCTCCAATCTTGCTAATCTGAACATCAAAGAAATATGTGCCTGCTGGTAT